CCACGCCAAGTTTAAAGGTACGCCGTTCATCTGCGATTCTGAAACGGACGGGTTGCAGGTCATCGGTCCGTGCTCTAGGGATAAGGCCTGGATCGTGGGGCTGCTCCCTAGTGGTTACACAAATGTGTTCTACATAGATTGCGGCCACCCTGAGTGGGAGGATATGAAGCATGAGTTAGAGGGTATGCGCCTCGTGTTTCACAATGGGCGCTTCGACATCCATGCTATGAACGCAAAGCCTAGGGTGACATGGCTCGATACAATGTCAGCTGCCTACCACCTCAATACGGCGGGCAAGAAATCGCTCGACGACTTGTTCCCCGGTGAAAAGCTGCCGACGTTGCCAGAGCTGAAGGGTCCTAAAGGAGAGCAGAACAGCATCCACTTGTTGAGATACGGTCTCAATAGCTGGGACCCGAGGCTCCTAGCGTACCTCGACGACGACCTACTGAAGACCGACCGGCTGCACCGGCTGGCCGTCGAATGGGACCGCTACCATGACCTCGACGAACGGGTCGAGCAGGTCGTTCAAAGGATGGAGGACCGGGGCGTGGTCGTGATCCAGGAGCAGGTCGCCGAGTTGCGCCGGATTCTGGGGCCGATGGTGGACGAACAAGTTGAGACACTAGTGGGGCACGGCTTCAACGGCAACCCCAACAGTAGCGATCAGTTGTTGGCGTTCCTCTCAGAGCGGGCCGGCTACGTCCGAACCTGCGAGAAGTGGCGCGATGAAGTGCTAACCCCAGAGTTCAAGGCGTTCATCACCAAGCCCGAGTTCAAATGGAAGCTCAACGACTGGGGCACCCTCAAGCCATCGACCGACGGCAAGAAGGTCGTACAACCGCTGGCCGACAACGGCGACCCGTTCGCGCTGGCCCTCCTCGAGTATCGCTCGTATGTCAAGAAGTACCGGGACTTCGCCCTGAAGTTGAGCGGCGGCCCGGTCCACGGTCAGATCCGCACCCTGATGACAAAGACCGGGCGGTTCAGCCATGCAGAGCCGAACCTGGGGCAGATCCCCAAGCAGAACAAGACACCCCGCGAGATCGAGTTGGGGTTGGCACTGAAGTTCCGCGCCTGCTTTACAGGTCAGTCAGGGTACATGAGCGGCGCCGATTTCGGGCAGGTCGAGATGCGGGTGGCGGCGGCACTGTCAGGCGACGAAAACCTACTCGCCGCGTTCGGCCCTGGAATGGATTTCCACACGGCCACCGCCTGCCAAGTGTTCGGCGGCACCCCTGAGACCTTGCGGAAGGAGCAGCGGTTCGCGGTCAAGCAGATCAACTTCGGCATCCTCAATGGTATGAAGGAGCAACGGCTCGCGCTCGCCATCGGGTGCAATGTCTACAAGGCCCGCCAGTTCAGGTCGGCCTACCTCGCCCGGTTCCAGGGGCTCGCCGATTGGATGGAGGAGGTGACGGCCGATGCGCGGCAGCAGCGGGTGGTTCACGGCCTCGACGGGTCTTGCCTTGTCTACGGTCCCGACGAATGGATCAACAACGCGGTGTCGATGAAGGTGCAGGGAGGCTCTGCCGTCGCCATGAAACACGCCCTAGTGGCCTGCGAAGACGCCGGACTAAAGCCTGTACTGTCGGTTCACGACGAGATCATTTGCGATGTCAAGGATAGGGGAGAGGAGTGCGCTGAAGTAATGAGGGAGGCGGCCAATAGCTTTATGCCCGAGTTGTTCAGCGACATTGACTTTGTTGCAGAGGGAGGTCAAGGTACGACATGGGCAGACGTTGACACCCCTCTAAAGTAAGTGTTGACATCTCCATTTAGAGTCCTACAATGGACGCAGGTGGCGAAAGAGTTTACTCGGCCGCGATCTAGGGGCGGTAGACGGAACTTACCGTTACACACCAGTTCGGCGCTGGTCCCGAAGAGAGCCGAGCGTGTAGAGAAGCTGTGCTCTCCTCTACGAGCGAATCGGGTCAGTCGGGTGCAACCGGCTGACCTACCTACCTAGAGCCATGAACAGCATCAAAGCCCTAATCGAAGCCGAAGTCCGCGTCATGCTCGCCGACCTTCGCGCCGCTGCCCCTAGCGAGAAAGTGGCACTAGCCAGGGCGATCTCGTCCCTGGCCTCAGCCTTGCCCGAGTTCGGCACCACTGACGGTGGCGGCCTGGCGGCGCTGTTCAACCTTAAACCACAAGAAAAGAAGACTACAGATGACTGAAGCAAACAACGAAATCGACATCTCGACCATCAACTTCCAGCCGCTCGACGAGGACGGAGCCGAGGGTAAGCGCAAGCCGATCCCGACTGGCCTCAAGATCGACTCGGCCGTGATTGCGGACATGAAGGCTTACCCGCCTCACCCCAATGCGGCAGAGAAGGGCGTCACGCACCAGCTTCGGCTGCGTATCGTGCCGGCCGAAGGCTCTAAGTACGATCAGGATGTCTGGCTCAACGTGGCCTACAAGGAGGGTGCGAACCCTCATGCCAAATCGACCCACTTCGCCGTCAACGCGGCTGTGTGGCCGGAGGTGAACGACCGTGTTGGTAAGGTGCCGACGGACTGGATTGGTGAGGAAATCTCGCTGATGACGGTGCCGGACACCAGCCCGAAGGGCGAGCCCTACACCAAGATCATCCCGATGCCGATTGGGGCGTAGGGGAGCTGGGGCCCTGGGCTTGCGCTCAGGGCCTCTTTCTTGTACACGGAAGATATCATGCTCACGAAACAGCAATACCCCGACTGGACCTCACTCATCACCGACGCCTACCATCACGGCATGGCGCACATGAACGAGGACACCTTAGAGTTCTACACGAATGCGCTGGCGGACGACCTCCGTAGTTCGTTCCTGCGCGGCTCTGACACCCCGGCCGTTCGCCCATCAAGCGGAATCAACTGCTCGGCGATGACGGCCCTAGTGGCGGAAGGGTTTGGCGCAGCGGAAGACCCGCGCGACCTCCCCCGAGCCTTGTTCGCCACGGGCCACTTTCATCACAACCTACTCTACGCGGCGCTGGAAAGTGCGCTGCCGCCTGATGCCATTAAGCTCACCATCGAGGAGGTTGTTGACTTAGAGTCCCTAGCGTGGTGGCCGGACAGGGACGGCTTCAAGCAGAAGGGCCACATCGACCTCCAGCTCGAGTGCCTTGACGACGGGTGGCTTGGTCCTGATGCACCGCGCAGGATCGTGGCCGATGTCAAGACCAAGCATAGCCTGGGGATGGCCAAGACCAAGGACATCGTGCAGCCGGACAATGACGTGTGGGGCAACATCGACCAGCTTGCAGTCTACAGTGCCCTGAAAGGAACGACCGAGAACGGGGCGCTCCTGATCTATGTGAACCGCGAGGTGCCCAAGGCCATCGGCAAGCGCATCAAGGCGCAGTACATTTTCCCGCAGTACCTTGAGGAAGCGCGGGCGAATGTTGAGCGGCGGTTGGCTGCGGCTGTGGCCGGCGAGTTTAACCCCGAGCTGTGGCTCCGTAAGCAGGCCGGGAGCAAGGAGTTCATGCCTTGTCAGGGCTACTGCGATGTGCAGGCTGAGTGCGAGCGCCGTAGAGAGGGGTTGGAGGTATGACCCAAGCCTACTCCAAGTGTCAGGGCCCCTGTGGTGAGGAGTTCGTGACGTCCACCATCATCGACGGCTTTGTGTGCGCCTGCTGCAAGGTTGACCCAATCAACCCACCTCACTACCACAGCCACCCCTCGGGCATCGAGTGCATCCAGGTCACGGAGCACATGTCGTTCTTGGTGGGCAACGCTGTCAAATATCTATGGCGAGCTGGCTCTAAAGGCAATGAAACGGACGACCTCCGTAAGGCCATCTGGTACATCGAGCGCCGGATCGCGCAACTAGAGGCATGAACAAAATCCACTTCGTCCTAGATTTTGATAGCGGTAAGACAGCCTGCGGTCGAAAGATCGGGCTGAAGATGTGGATAGCTAACTCAGAGCCAGAGACTACCTGCGGGCACTGCCACAACGCGATTTGGCGTAGCTGGGAGAAAAAGGCCCAACTAGAGCAATGATCCCAGCCTACGAAACCACCCAAGAAGGCCCCTGGCGCACCCGCGACGAGGCCATCGCCGAGGACTTCTTCGACCTGATGGACCGGATGGTCGAGAAGGCGAACACGAA